CTCTATATGACGTGCGTGTGATGGTGTCTCCACGTATTATCGTGTCGGTCTTTATCCTATCCCGGTACCTATATATGTACCGTTCCATCCTCACCGTGTCTCCCGCCACCTCCACCCGTACGCTGTCGCGCTCGTAGATGTAGCAGCTGTCTGTCTTCACCTTGTCAACATATCGAACAACGGTGTCACTCCTTGTCTCCGACTGCCTGCTCACCTTCCGCTGCGGACTGCAGCTTGTTGCGTACAGGGCAATCAAGAGCGTGAGGACAGTCGCTAATGCAGTCCAGCGCCTTCTGCAACTTCTTAATATCCCTTCGTAATCCATTAATCTCCCTTTTTAACGGCTCGACTATGTACTTCACCTGCATGTCGAGTGTCTTCTCCTCGTTGTCAAGTTCCACTCTCTTAGCCTCTGCCGCAGCCTTCTTCCTCTGCGACTTCAAGGTCACAACCGTGACAATCAGCCCACCCGACAACAGCAGGTTGGCGATAAGGCTTATCAACTCCACATTCATAGCCGAACCTTTTTAATCCATTCTTTTACCTCAAATGAAGGGCAGGCTTTGTGCGGGTCCAAGTCGCAGTGCCCGCACACGTCTGCGGACGGGTTGCTGCGCCTGAACTTCCTCACATAGTCCTCCATGGCCGTGATTTGAGCGGCGGTGCGGGTGTCCTTCGGGGTCTTCGTCCTGCGGTCCTTTCCGCCAACGTACACAATGTGCCTGCTTGTATTGTTATAGCCACGTGCCCCATTGGTAATCTCCCACGGATCAACCCACCCGTCCTCATTGTTCTGCACAAGACGCTCCACGCTTCCGTCGAGGTGTATCATGTCCGTATAGCCGACCTGCTTCCACCCACGACCTCCAGCGGAAACAGGGAAGGTGTGCCATCGGCGTATCTCAGCCGCCGTCACCTCACGCCCTTCCGGTGTGTCCGTGCAATGTATCACTAACCTTTCCACCTTCATCTCTCCTTGTTTATTCGGTTACGCCGAAGTGGCTTGATACAACAACACAATGCCTTTCTTCCCGTAGTTCACATAAGATCCGCCCGCACGTACAAGGCAGGAGACTATGTCTCCGTAGTATAGCGGGTTCTTCGGGTCGTCAAACAACTCGGTGTTTCCCAACGCACGGCTCACATAGTCCTCGTGCCAAGCCAACGCGGCTGCGCTGTCTGTTGTAGCTGCCGAAGAGGACAAGGATGTTCCTGCGGCTACGGTGGTCAACACGGTCGAACGCATGTAGAAGTCGAACCCGAACAGATTTCCAATGGTTCCTCTGGTAGCGTCGGCGCAAGCCAGGAAGGCGTTTGCCTGCGAATCCGTAAGAGCCTTCAGCAGTTGTCCGTACATGACCGGGTCTATCAGGATGCAGCGTCCTGTTTGCGGCAGGTTCTCCTTGTCAAACTCGGTCTTAACGCTCAATATGTCGGCAATGGTTACATTCTTCCTATTGCCGGTTGCCGACGGGGCGTATGCCGTAGCGGCCGAACCGGTGGTCGCCACCTTCGTATATCCCGATGCTGGCACCCACGCCTTTACGAGGTCGTTGTGAACGGCTTCCGCCAATGCGTTGCGACACCCTCTTATTATGCTTTCGCGTTTGTCGTAACTCAACTCCACCTCCTCCGCATTCGGAATGCGGAACGGGTCGGTGGTGTATTCCGCAATAGTGTAGGTCAAGTCGTTATCCGTACGAGTGGATACACTCGCAGGGAAGCTGCTTCTTCCTTTCGTTACCGAAGGTGCAGAGCCTGCGTTCGGAACGTGTACTGTCTTCTCGTTCACAAACGAACTGTGATTAACGGAACGTGCAGCAAATGTGTTGTCTGCGAACAGGTTCTCAATAATCGAATTAATCCATATTTCTTTCTGTAATGCCATTTCTTCCCTTTTTACAAATTAAACTTCTGTTTGTACAACTCCGCGTACTTCTCCGGAACTTCCGCCCTTAGCGCAGCGAGCATTCCCGCACGGTCGAGTTCGTCCCATGTCTTTCCGTCATACTTCGACGCTTGTTTTCCTACCATGGCGGCAAGCGACACCTTCTTGTCTTCCGGTTCTGCCTTCTTCCCGTCGATGACATTCTTCACCGTATCGAAGTTGTCTGCCGCCAACAGGGCATAGCCCGACTTCGACTCCTCCGTTATCTTCCCCTCTTTTACTGCGGCAGACAAAAAGGAATCTATCTCCTTTTCCTTCTGCTCCGCCAGCTGTGCTTTCAGTGCGGCTATCTCATTGTCCTTAGCCGCCAGCTCTTGTGCAAGATTTTCGTTATTTACTTCCATCTCTTCTTTTGTTAGTTTTTTATCGTTGATACTAAATTGAAGTTTCACTTCGTCAATTGTAAGCTGTCTTCTGTCTATGTCATACAGGGTCACAGCTCCCGCATCGCTGGGGATGGAGCAGACACTCGCCTCCATGAGTTCGGACTTAGTTGCTATCCATCCGTCCGCAGTCTCCTGCATGTCCTTAATACATATTCCCATGCTACATCCTTTAATAAACCCCCGTTCCACTTTCCCTGCCACTTTTGCGGCCAATTCGTCGTCTTGGTCAAATTCCGCATCAGCAAGCAGTCTGCCGTCATCCACCCTGAGGTTGTGCCATCGCCCTATCACATCGTCGTCCTTGTGCCTGTACAGCATAACGGGGTTCTCCCTGAACCTGCTTGTGTCCATCCCTTCCATTGCGATTCTGAAACCATAGCTGTTTGTCTTGCTTGTGTCGCTCAATATAAATGTTGTCATACCCGTTTATTTAGATTACTTCTTAATCTGGCTGTTCACGTATAGCTCCTGGTATGTGTTGAATGTCCTCATCAACTCCGGAGTAATCAGTTCATCCCATTGCATCCTTTCCTCCATCCATCGGTTCAGACTACGGAAAACCTCTATTGCGTCTATCACGTTAGCCTTCTTGTCTATCCTCTCTATGGCGGCGGCCAGCTTGCTTATCTGGTCCACTATCTTGCCTACATCCTTCAGCTCCACATCTTCCTCATTCATCTTGTCTAGCAATCTGCTTATCAGGATAAGGTTCTTGTTCACTATCTCGGGGCGAGTCACCTGCTCGCCGGCACGCTTGGCGTCCCATCCGTACTTCTCCACCCATTTGCCCACTGTCGTCTCGCTCGTGCCTACTTTCCCCGCTATGTTCTTCTGTGTCTCGCCCTGCATGTAGTATAGCCGTGCCAGCTCCTTCTTCTGTTCCATTTCCGCTTTCGTCGCCATCCTTCGTGTTTTATGATGCAAATATATTCGCACTTTAATTTATTTCTAAATACCTCATTCATAATGAATCATCTTTTTTCTTATCGCCGGAAACCGCAATAATTTTGCTCAAAAAAAGAGACATGGACATAACCAGATCAGACGTATATAAGAACTGGCAGCAGGACTGCCTCCGTATCCAGTCGGGTAAGGTGTCGGCACAGGAGACGGCGGCCGTAATAAACGCACGCAAGTTGCGGGCGCAGGCGGACTACGCCTTCTTCGTTGAAACTTACTTTCCGGACGTGGCGCGATGCAAGTGCGGAAAGTTCCAGACGGATGCGGCCAAATACATCAAGGATAACCAGAACGCCCGCGCCGTCTTCGAGTGGGCACGTGGGCACGCAAAGTCCACGCACATGGGCGTGTTCATCCCCTTGTGGCTTAAGATACAGAAGCAACGGCAGTTCCACACGATGGTGCTGGTAGGCAAGAACGAAGAGTCCGCAATACGGCTGCTTGCAGACCTGCAACAACAGCTGGCATATAACGACCTTTATATAAAGGACTGGGGAAGTCAAATCAAAGCGGGTAGCTGGGCGGAGGGCGAGTTCTCGACAAAAGACGGATGCTACTTCACGGCTCTCGGGCGCGGACAGTCGCCACGTGGTATCAAGAATAACGGACGACGCCCCGATTACATCGTAATAGACGACATCGACGATGACGAGTGCGTATTGAACCAACGCCGCATAAACAAGGCTACGGAATGGGTGTTGACAGCCCTGTTCTATTCGATGGAGGCAGGCCGTGGCCGTTTCATAATGGTGGGCAACAGGATAGCCAAAACCTCCATCCTGACCAACATCATAGCCCGCCCCGGTGTGCACCACACGGTGGTGAACATCTTGGACAAGAAGGGACTTCCGACATGGAAGGAGAACTACACGCTCGAAGAGGTGGAGGATTTGAGGGAGATGTCAGGAGAGCGTAACTTCCAGAAGGAGATGATGAACAACCCTATGACGGAGGGCGCAATATTCAGCGCAAAGAACATCCAGTTCGGCAAGATGCTGCCCCTCAAGGATTATAGGCTTCTGATATGCTACACGGACCCCTCGTTCAAGAACTCGGCCAATGCCGACTACAAGGCGACCATGCTGGTCGGGAAGACACCGGACGGACACTTCCACCTCCTTAAGGCGTATGCAGACCAGACGAGCGTAAGCACCATGATAGCCTGGCACTACGAACTGATGGACTACGTATCGGGGCGGGTGCCGGTCATGTACTACATGGAGTCGAACTTCATGCAGGACCTCATGCTCGATGAGTTCCGAAAGGTGGGCGACACCATCGGACACCATGTCCCCATCCGTGGCGACAACAGGAAGAAACCCGACAAGTTCGCAAGAATAGAGGCGATGCAGCCGCTCTTCGAACGAAACCTAATCCTATTAAACGAAAAGGAGAAGGACGCTCCCGGAATGAAGGTGCTGGAGGAGCAGCTCCTCATGTTCGAAAGGGGCAACCGCGGTCACGACGACGCACCCGACGCGCTGGAATCCGCCATATGGATGCTGAGCCAACGTGCCCGGATGTCCAGCAGTACATTCGCTCCCATAGGAGGATCAAGTAACAGACGATGGTAAATTATAAGATATGGTAACAGCTGACGAAATTTCGAACATAGTATATCAGGAGACACTAGTGTCTCTTAATTTATGTTAATCAAATTTGAAGTCGAAATAGAGTTGTCCGTCATCCGGCTTTTCTTCATCCTTGAGTGGCAGAAGAAGGTCGCGTATATTATCCATG